GCAGCTACGAGGTCAAGCTCAAGCTCTGCGACCCGGACCGGTTCTTCTACGACCCGCGAAGCTCCAAGCCCGACTTCTCCGACGCCCGCTACCTCGGCATGCATCTCTGGATGGACCTCGAGGAAGCGCAGGACGCATGGCCCGAGCACGCCAAGGCGCTCGAGGCCATGGTCGGATCCGAAAGCCTCTCCGCATTCAAGGCCGAGCAGGACCGCGCGACGCAATGGGCCGACTTCGAGCAGAAGCGCGTCCGCATCGTGGAGTTCTGGGAGCGCCGCGGCCAAGGCTGGTACTACTGCAAATTCACCGGCGAGATCGAGCTCGAGGCCTACGATAGCCCGTACATCGACGAGGACGGCAACACCTGCCATCCCTATGTGGCGTGGAGCCCCTACGTTGACGAGCGTGGCGACCGGCACGGCGTCATCCGCGACATGCGGTCGATTCAGGACGAGGTGAACCACCGCCGCAGCAAGTTCTTGCACATGCTGAACGTGCGGCAGATCCAGTACACCGAGGGCGACCTCGAGGACGTTGACGAAACGCGCGCCCAGCTCGCCCGCGCCGATGGCATGATCAAGCACCGCGGTGAGTGGGGCAAGTCGGTCGGCATCGTCGACTACTCGGATCAGGTGCGCGGCCAGGCCGAGCTGCTGGTCGAGGCCAAGGCCGAGCTCGAAAACCTCGGCCCCAATCC